TCCTTCGTGGCCTTCGTGACCTGGGTTGCTACCGCTGAGTTAAAATCAGCGTCAGACTTGAACTTGGATTTCGATTCCGACATGCGGGTGATCCTTCCGACGAGTGCTTTGGCTGCCATTGCTGGCTCCGCTGCAATATCATCTTCGACGATCTCGTCGCCATCTTCGGCTGCGCTAGAGGTTAGGTCGATGGCCTGTTGCAGTAAAGCAACAATATCATCGAGCACACCGGAGCGATCCTGTAGTTCACGGATCGCATCTTTCACAGCGCCTTTGTCGGCACCTTCTCCGAGCTTCAGTCCAGCTTCATCCAATTCCGAGAATGAGAGAGATTCGTCAGCAGATTTGAATCGGTCGAGGATTTTATCCAATGCACCTTTGTCTGCGTCGCTCATCTTCACCTTCTTAGGGATCTTCTGGCTAAACGAACGGGTAGCAACTGCTTCCCGTTTTCGAGCGACATAAGCCTCGGAGATACCTGCAAGGTCCTCCACAGCCGGCCGCTCCGCTCCGAGCATAGCGAGCCCGTCGAGAATCCATCGATCCTCGTCGTCCGCTGACAACTCGCAGCTTACGTCTCTGAAATATCCGTCAGCGAATAGCTGTGCCATCGCATCGGGGACTTTCAGATCTGCAACAAGTTTATTGCCCTCCGGGTAGATCTTTATGACCTGACCCAGAGAAGCTACCCCATCAAGACCCTCGTTCTCGCCGTTCAAAACGGCTGGAGGCAATCCCAATTCAGAAGCTACCTTCTGTTGGAATTCGTCGCTAGTGTGACCTAGCTTGACAGGTACGAACTCGGGAACGCCGAAAGCGCCGACCATGTAATTCACATCGTCGGCGGTAAATTCGTTCGTCATTCCCTGCGAGTCGGTATGAGTACCGATTGAAAAGATTTCCAGTCCTATGACTGTTTTGTCGAATTTAGACATCGTGACCATTCTTTATGTTTAGGGTGCTCTGTGTCAAATCGAAATCGCAGGAGCGCCGGTGAGAAGTCATCCCCAGACGGGGTAGGGAACGCCCACCGACGCTCCTTAGATTACGTGATCCTCTGCCAATTTCCTCTGCCCTCGAAGTCCGCCTCAATGTAACATCGGCAATTGCCGAGACACGAGACGTTCCCCGCCGGTACGGTCGGCATCGAATCCCATCCGTCCGTGTAAACCCTTGCGAGCCCCGGACACCCAAATGTCGACCGCCCTCGGTCGTCCTCACAATGATCTGCTCCATCGTCCAGCACCCAGCGCGTTTGAATCGACGGAACCCCGAGACGTTTCCGCTCGGCGTTCTCGACTTTCCCCGCTGCTGCCTGAGTCTCGAATATAGCCACCTGCGCCTGACCCGCCGACTGGGCGATCCGACTCCGACGCCCGGCGAATACCTCGTCGAGGAATCCTTTGCGAGCTTCCACAGGGAGCTTGCGGAGCTCCGTTGTCGTCGAGGCGTATCGTTCCTTGAGCCCCGGGATTAGCTTCGTCTCAATATCGGCCTCTGCCTGACGAACCAAGCTGGCCACGGTTTTCTGTACCTCAGGCGACGAGGTTCGCTTCCCGAGAGTCTCGCCCAGGCCGAGCCCAGACGCCTCGCCGATACGCTCCCTTGCCAGAAGCCGGAGATCCGCCGACAGATTCGTTAGCCGACGGTTGACCATCGCATCAATGTCCGTCGCCGTCCGGCCCGGGAGCGCAGCGAGCCTAGTCGTCTCCGCTGCCCACTTGTCATAAACCCCGACGAGATCCTTCTGATACTGATTCGTGAACCGCTCGTAGATCCCAGTGATTCCCCGCAGATCTTGGCCGGCTGCAGCGTCGTACTTTCGGATCTCATCTCGCATCGCTGCGAGAGTGGTCCCTCCGAACACATCGCCGACCATAGATTCGACGGTTCGATCGTCGTCGCCCACACCGTCCGGAAGCTGCTCGAGGCCGAGCTCGTCCCGTAAGACCTGCTCGTCCTCACGAGTCGGAGTAAAGAGTTTCGACTGTGCGCCCTTCGTGAACAACTCGACAACGGCTGCGACGTCCATCTTTCCCGGCTTCGCCCACACGACCTTCGGCATCCCGGTCGTTCCCGGGAAGCTGTTGAATCGCATCAGGTACGGGACAAGCTGGTAGTTCACCTGCTCCATGATCTCGTCTTGAATCGACTCAAGCGCCAGCGAGAAGAAATCCTGCGACCCCTCGACGAGAGCCTGTGTCCCGACGTTCTGCATACCGAGCGTCAGGAACTGAGCGAACAGACGCATCAAAACTTGCTTCTCGTAGTCCTGAATAATCTGGCGGATCTTGAGTTGCTTGCCCCCGACATACGGGCTCAATGACATACCGTTAGGAAGCATGACGTAAAGAGCTTTGTCGTTCCGGAGCCCCTCCATCTGCTTCTTCAATTCCGTTAGCTCGGCGCTGTCGATCAGCCCGACTCCCTCGGGGAGCGTGAGGACTGGCGTCCCGCCAATGTCTCGCTCGATACCGATACCCTCAAGAGCCCGGTAGTTCTTCATGTATTTGAACGGCATGTAAAGCGAGCGGAGGTACGACTTGCCCTGCGGGTTGCCCTTCCTCGCTGCGAGCGTTACGTGTAGGCACTTGTCGAGCGGGATCGCTACCTCTCGACGAGGAGCACCACCGCGAAAACCACCCTGAATAAAATGAGTCACAGTGTCCGGGTGTTGATTATCGAGGATCCCCCAACGGCGAAGCGTCTCCTGGCCTCGAGGTTCCATGTTGCGGATCCACATTCGACCGTCGCTGCGCTTCTCAAGAACGATCTCTGAAACAGCGAATCCGAACTCGATAGACTCGAGCGTGTCTCGGAGCCACTTCCGGAGAGACTGGCGATACATCTGCTCGAGGTTGTCCTGAACGAAATCGGCTGCGATCTTATCTGCCACATCGTCGGACGCTGGCTCGACGGATATCTCCGCCTTGAGCATCGGCATCTTCACGGCCTCGAGCATCGTCGAGATCGTTACCTCGTCCCGAGCCTCCAGGACGTACTTAGCTTCCTTATTCCACGGCTTGAGCTCGAGGAAGTATTCCTCGCCCATGTACCCGGCCCACATCGAGAGCCCACTGTCGCCGTAGATCTGAGTCGCATTAGCCCCGGTCGTAATCTCCGGAACGTCCTCCGGAGCACGACCCTCGACTTCGCCAGATCTCTGTCCATTGTCTACAACCATGCGGATTCCTTTGCTGGAACTTCAACCGAAATTACTGTATCACCCGTCCGAGCGAGAATGAGCCCCGCCATCGTCGTCGTGTCGACCTGATCGTCGTGAGCTCCCGCAGGGAACTTCGAGTGCTCGTCCAAGAAATCAGCGAGGAACGGAGCGCCCTCCGGGAGCAACATCATACCGTTCTCAATATACGGAGTCGTGGCGTGAGCCCTGACGACCTTCGAGCCGATCGGCGTATACAACTTGACCGGAACCCCTGTCTTTTGGAACTCTTGAAACAATGATATCCCGCTCGCCTTGTCCTCAATGTGAACCACATCAGGACCCCACATATCGTACTGTGCCTTGAACAATCTTTTCAACTCTGGGAACGGAACCCGCCACCCTCGAATGTCCCGAAGATAGCAAATCCCACCAGGGCCTCGTGTCCAGGTAGCGCAGACCGACGGGTCGTTTTCCTGCTTCTCTTTGTACGCCGTATCCCATAACTGGAACGTTCGGTATCTGTTGTTGAAGTCGAACGTCTCCGGGTTGTAATACTGCCACTTGTTCAGCGGGAATATTGCACCCTCCTCGTCGCTCGGATCCTGCTGGTAAAGAGCGATCCAGTCCCGGATACCAACCTCCGCTTTCGTCGAGAGGAGCGCCGGGAGATCGTATCGTTCAGGCCAGAGAGGATCGCCGATCGCTCGCCCGAGCGGGTCGTCGTCCTCCGTAGCTAGCGCAGGGAACTTGACCTCGACCCAATCGTCCTTGTATTCGTCGTCCTCGTCCTGACCGTCGAGAAGCCTGCCAGCGAGGTCGTCGTGATGCCAGCGGGTTTGACAAATGATTATTGCCCCGTCCGGCTCGAGCCTCGTCCTGGCCGTCGAGGTGTACCAGTCCCACACCGCCTGCCGTCTGGTCGCCGACTCCGCCTCCGCTCGATCCTTTATCGGGTCGTCGATAATAATCAGATCTCCGCCGTGTCCGGTGATTCCTGAACCGACACCGGCAGCGATCATCCCGCCGCGAGATCCCGCTACGTCCCACATGGCAGCGGAGCGAGAGTCAGCCGCGAGCCGAGTGTTGGGAAATACCTTCTCGTATTTATCGGACTGGATAGCGTTACGCACACGACGAGAGAACGAGACTGCCAGCTTCGAGGCGTAGGAGGCAAGGATCAATCGCATGTTCGGATTGCGCCCTAGAGCGAACGCAGGGAGCAGCTCAGACACATGGACGGACTTCGAGTGGCGTGGCGGAGTCTCGATAATCAGGCGCTTGATATCGCCCTCTAAAACACCTTCGAGAATGTTCGCCAGCATCAGTGTGTACGGCGACGTTATGTACCCCGGATAGATGTACTCACCGAACCCCGTTAGTGTGGCCTCCGCTGCCATTCGAGAGCCTAGTAAGCGAGCCCTTACCGTTGATTCGGTATCGTGAGAGATCTTCGCCTTCGGGGATTCCGGCATCGTCAGCAAGGATCCGTTTGAGTAACTGTGCGTTGTCAAGGTCTTCATCGCTCCTGATGCCGGTTGTCGCTTCCACATGCAGGGACAGGTCCCTGGAGGTCGTGGGTCGTGCCTTCACGCCGAATTCTTCACGGAGGCTTTCAGCGCCTATTTCTAGCGCACGGGACGCCTGTGGCAATAGCTTTCGGGCTTCGGTATTGCTGAGTGATTTCAGGTCAGCACGTTGGATAATCACCATTGCCTGATTCATCATCTGTGTAAGATTCCGCACCCGGATCCGAGCGTTCTCCTCGGCGGTTTGGATCATCGCTTGACGAGCTTGGCTGGCTAGATATTCGTCCCATGCCAGTGCTCGTGCTAGCCATCCCCACTTCGCTGCCCACGTCTGGTAGCGCCCCGTCGCTCGGCGCACACTCTCCAGCGGCTCACCTGCAACGATCCGCCACGTCTGGTCGACCGTCCGGTCTGGCCCGAGTTGCAAATAGACGTTGAACGCTGCCCACGGCTTCGAGCCTTCGGAGGGCATACGTTCCCATTTGTCGGGATCTTTGGATACTGCCATAGTCATGATTTCGATACCTTCTTATTCTTTATGGTATCGGATTGGAGGGTAGCCCTCATTGCTCCACCCTTTGGGTCTTGTTTGTCCCATCGGGAATGACAACCCTTACAAAGCCATCTGACTCTGAGCGGCTCTGCGTAGTTGTAGTGTGCCGCTTCAATCCTTGCCGATTTCCCGCATTCTTCGCAGACAGATGGCCTGACCATTCGCCCTGTTTGGATAGCATATGCGACTCGCCTTTGCGCTCTTGTCGCTTCTTTTGTTCCGACCCATCGCTTCTTGATGCCTGTTGATTGAGCCACAACCTTGCATCTGTACGAGCAGAACTGAGCAGATAGGTACGCAAGAGGTCCGAATCGTTTACCGCAACTGGCACAATCCTTGAACGTCTGAGGACGGTCTGCCCTTCTGCATTCTGATGAGCAATACGGTCGCTGTTTAGCAATGAACGATGTATCGCATCGCCTACATTTTTGCGCTTTGATTCCGTGGCAATCTTTGCAAGCGGAAGAGTATCCATTAGTCCGTGTTGTGCGGTGGAATCGGTCAAGCGGAAGAACCTTTTCGCACTTGCTGCACTTCTTCGAATGTAAGTGTTTCATCTCCTGATGATAGCATTACACCATCACTAGAGCCAACATAATTGATGTACCTGTTTACGATCACGTCGCAGTAGATCGGGTCGAGTTCTAAGCCGTAGCATTTCCTGCCGGTGCGCTCTGCTGCGATGAGTGTCGAGCCTGAGCCGAGGAACAGGTCGAGTACAACGTCAGACTTTTTTGTGCAGGCTGTCACATGCTCCACAACCATTTTCACAGGCTTAGGAGTCGGGTGTCCTACGTTGCTATCCTCGTGGCTCTCTTTGTCGTGAGTATAAATATAGCAATCGTCTAAATAATTCTCAGTCGAGGGCTTTGGTTTCCCTTTCGTAAAAATAAGGCATGGTTCTGTTTTGTTTATCCATGCACCGTGAGGGTAGGAAATACGGTTCGATTTATACATCG